GGTTTGGTGGTAACAAGGACATTCCCTTTTTCATCAAAATAAACATCAAGATCATCTACGGATATTTCCTCATCCTTCTCTACTTCAATCTCATACTCTCCGCTTATAGTTTTAGGAACCTCAGTAGTTCTCGCTACAGGATGAGTAACCATCCCCATAGGCTTATCCTTTTCAATCGTAATCTCCCTATCCTTCTCGTCCTTCACCACCTCAATCTCCAAATCCTTCTTCAACCGATCTGAAATAAGGCCTTTCTCTACAGCTATCGTCAACGCCTCAGCACAACTTGGAATCGGAACCAGAGAATATTCCAGGAGTTCCCATTTATTGTAAATTCGCTTCGGGAGACTAGAGTCCTTCTCCATCGCTTTTGTATCTGTATCTTCCCACTCGATAGGAATAAACCCGACACTAAAAGCATTGAGTAATGGACCCGTACCACCAACATCCTCAGTGTATGCCTTGTAGATCTCATCTGCTCTCTGATTCTTCGCAAACACAGTCTTCGCAACCAACCCCTTCTCATCACGCTTGATCCACATGTTCTTCGCCGGAGGGATAGACCTGTAGTCATGCGCGAATGGTACGACAGGATTCTTCTGATAATTCTCAAGGACTACCCCCTCTGGTACAAGCTTCTCGTCATCCCGATCTTTTATGCCCGTCGATATGTAACTGACCACTGCCCGTTCCTTCTTCTTGATCTCCGACTTGTCTTTCTCCGCCGTGTAGTATTTCCTGACAAAAGGTATCTCGTCCTTTTTTATATGAAGCCTTTGCGCTACCCCTGCGGCTTTATCGGGAAAGACATCCGCAAACTTTAATCGCTCTGTAATCATTTTCATTCTAAGCCTCCTTCCTTATAGCCTGCCCACAATGAGGACAGTAATCAATATCTTCATATGGACAATCATGTATGCTAGAATGATAATCCAAGCATTTTTCACACCAATAAAAATAAGTAATTTCTGGCGATATGCTATCATGCTGTTCTGGGCTGTAATTTGTGTCTTTTGCCATCTCAATCCTCTATCCAAGGGCCTATTGCACAGCGGCAGCGTGGATGTAAAGGCGGAGTCTCCACTGTCTCATAATCCAACCGCATAGTCTGATTTTTTCCATCCACTTTGACCGTGTATTCATCTCCTATATCAAAAAAGGGTTTCTCAAGATCGACTATCTTGCCATCCAAAGGCGCACACCAATTACAAGCATCGGGTTCGGCCATCCATATCTTTTTCTTTACGACCCCTGATTGTTTATAAGCCTCCAGTGCCGCCCTATTATTCGCCCTCATCGTTTCAGACCTTGCTATAGTCTCTGAGCGGTATTTATACCAATTATCATATGTCAAATTGACCCGTTTTATCAGTTCTGGAATTCCCTCACCTGCCTTTAGCCCCTCTGTTAATTCAGCCCTTAATTTAGCCACGCTTACTTCCTCAAGCTTTGTAGAGAATTTTGGCACATAGCTAGCAAGCCATTTCTGGACTTCTGGATTAGTAACATCGAATACAACGTCCGCTGCTGCAATCGCTCCCATCTCTGTCTCACCCCTTTCGCCCAGGATTACAAGGATTATCTCTAGTGCCTGTTCTGATAGTTTCTTCACAGCCGTGGCCATCGGATAGAGCAACTGATCTATTGCATCCTTCCTGAGATACGCCTTTCTCATCTTCTTTATGTTGGCTACGATTATTTTCCGCTCCTCTTCCCATATGCCTTTTACCATATTCGCAAATTTCTTCTCGTAAGGATCGAGGGCTTTGAAAAGTACGTCAAAGAACTCTTGGTGGGGATATACGTTTTCCTTCAATTCAGCATAAAGCTTGTCTATTCCTATACGTGTGCCATCCGCAATCTTATTTACTAGATAGTCGTGAACTGCCGTCCTAAGCTTGGAATAGATGATCTCGCTCGCCACCTTTGCGGCCAGAGAGTCGGAGAGGAGGTTAGGATTAATCATTTAATATATTCGAGAAAATCCAAGTATCCACAATCCGATTGAGACACAATGCCTCCGCCCTTTAAGCCAGCTTGGTTTCCAGCTTTGACACCAAAAGCGGTGATGTCCTCTTCGTGGAAAAAAACTTATTTCATAATAAATCTTCCTTATTACAATAAAATATTCCTTTTTTATCATCTCATCTCCTCAAGCTCGCATACGCAGAAGTGTCCTGTGGCTTGTCTTTTTTTACTACTTCTCTTTTCATTAATTTTTTGCCACAGAAGGGACAGAATTCAATTAATTCCCAATCAGAATCACTATTGCCATAAGCATTGGTTTCCAGTGCTAACCATATCCAATATCCCGATATATCTTTACCTATTACTTTTCCATCAAACAATTTTTTTAATCTTTCACAGCAATGTTTCATTTCACTCATCCCAACATCTCCCGTTCCCGTGGCTTCCTTTTCTGCCCTCTATTCTTCCTGCTTTTTTTGCCTTTCATCCGCTGAATCTCTTGTTTTGAAAGTTGTGTCTTTTCCTTCTTTTGTTCTATTTTATAGGATCGAATCTGCGTAGGTCGCTCCCTTTGTAATTTTGACACCAGTCCCACCGTCGCCAATAATGCCAACTGCGCAGCTTTACTCATCCTAACATCTCCTTTATCTTCTCAGTCACCTTCTTACTAAAGCTTAGAATCTGCTCTTCCTCCTCCTCGGGTGTCGGTGGCACAGCCCCTACAGCACTGATCGGTATAAGCCGGTTATCAACCAGCATCTCATCGCCACCCTCTATAGGCTCTAATCCCTGTTCTGCCCTCACCTCGTTTATAAGCATGATATTGCCCTTCACCCGTCCTATCTGCTCTTTCAGAATAAGCTCTCTGTTCTGAGGCACAGGATCGTCAAAAGCACAGAACAGCTTCTCATCGAATAGGGGCAATACCCTTTCATTCATCTTCTCAGAGAACCTGTCGCATCGGGGAAGTATCCCTATCTTAGCATGCTGATATCCGGCAGCCTCAGCCACAGCCCGATTGGAGTGTGGATCAAACATGCCGAATGGAATATCCAGAGCCGTGCAGATCTCCTCTCGATTGCCCTTCCTGCCCTCTATGAAATTAAGCTCTGTAGGTGTCATGGCGTCTTTTGTATATTTAAGCCCTCGAGGAAGGTACATCATCTTTCCTGCCTTCTTGGGTCCCGTATGTTTCTGGCTTAGTTTCTCCTGGAATCTAGTCCTTGCATTTATCCCCACATTCTCCGTCTCCTCTATAACCCCCCCCACTCTTGCCCTGTTTTCGAATATCGATGTCTCAAACTCGTTCATCTGTGACTGGATATAGACGGCATCTGCCACGCCCCGGACACAGGAAAAACCAGTGAATATATTATTGGGGTTAGGATAGGTGAACATGACCACATCCTCTGGTTTGAGAGTGAGCTTTACATTCCCCCTTTCGTACTTATAGCCTATTATCGGCTTGGCCAGAGAATTTCCAAATATAGGGTTTATGTGCTGGGCTGGGATGACCCATATCTGCCTCGGCACTTTCAGCCCGTCTTTGAGCAAAAGCCAGTAGCACTCTCCAGTCAGGTCAGAGAACATAGTCGTGAATTCTTTCAGATCTCGGCTGCTGTGGTAGGGATTGACCTCTTTCATGAGATCAAGATAGGCATGGTCTGTAACCTCTTCTATCTCCTCAGCCTTCGTCAGCCAGGAATCGAGGTCGGCTTTCGTATATAGCCATTTCAACCTTTGCCTATCCATAGGCCTTGTCTTTATCGTCAGGTACTTCTTGCCCTTTGTCTCTTTCGACACATAGAGCCGGAGGCGCTGTGAGCCGACAGTCTGAAAGTTGAGTTTTACGCAGATAAAGACCCAACCCAGATATGAGTTTACAAAATCAATCTTCGTCTGAGGCTTTTTACTATCCAGAAGATATGACCCCCATTCATAGGGGTCACGCCATGCCGACTCATCTGATAAAGACGGTCTTGCACCAGATGTGCGGAATGCGTCCTCTATGCCCTTGCTGTAGAGTCCCCTGGCTTTTCCCAGAAAATAAGTCATTCTCTCTATTGCGTTCATATCACACCCAATCTATGTCTCCTGTTGTAAGGCTTTCTCTTCCCCAATTAGCTAATGCCAGTGCTATAACACAGTCATCGTGCTTGCCCTCTGGGGCGCAGTATTTCATAACTCCAGATGGGGTCAACTCGTAACCAAATATCTTTATCTCGTTCGACTGAACAGGCTCATCCAATAGTTTTATTTTCTCCTGCTCAATTGATATCATCAGGCATTCTATTAGCTGTTTTTTTGATGCGTTTGTGAATTTATAGCCTTCCACACTCAAGTCCTCATTTACCAAATCATCATATATAGGGTCGCCTATTCCCGTGCTATCCATTATTAACTGTGCCTCATAATTTCTTACAACATCAATAATGAGCCTTTTCTGATATGGCCAATCCAACTTATTTAGCCTTGTAAAATATACCTGCTTTCCATCCTCATTAAGAATCGTGAGGACAGTAAAATCGACATGCTTTGCTAAATCAAGCCCTGCATAATAGCTTTTGCTTGGCTCTGGCCCCGCTTTTGCAGAACCCATACAGTTATTGACGTTCCTGAATACCGATGCTGAGTCCTCCAGGAATTCTGCATATATTTCCTGCTTCTTCACATGCTCTGGCATATCATTCTCAAGCTCTTGAATCTTCTCCTTCGGGATATAAGGATTATCGTATGAGGTGAAATGGAAAAACTCCCAATCTCTGTAACGTGGGTCTTTATCGTCCTGTGCCTTCACTTTCAAGTCATGAAATATATTCTTCCCCTTTGGAGTTCCGCCTATAATCATGTCGGGGTCAAAATCCATAGTCATTGGTCTTATGGTATTCTCCCATAGATATTCACTTTTGAGGATTATTCCTGCCTCGTTAAGTATAATTAACTTGTATGCGAATCCCTCGATAAGCTCTGGCCGGTCTGCACTGCGCAAATCGCAACGGGAATTGAATACCGAAAGTTCTTTTCTCTGCTGTCGCCATTTCCAACTTGGGGAAGGCAATTTACTCAGCACTGGCCCGAAATAGCGCTCCACATATCTGTCTATATTGCTATTCACGGTATCTACCCAGAGCACCGAAGATATGCCTTCCATCATTTTCTCCATCACATAGTTCGCACAGCCTTGAGTGAACCCGAATCTACGCCCCTTTGCGACAACTTTAATCTTAGCCTTCGATTCAAAAAACAATCTATTTTGTCCTGAGTGATAGAAAAGCGGAACTTCACTTTGGCTCATTTCAATAT